TATCTTTTAGCAAAAATTGGATTTCCATCAATTATTATATACATATTAAGTTTAATTAGTATTCTTATTGGTATAAATTTTTGTTTAATAGCAACTCCAGTTTGGTATCTTGGATTGCTACCAATTTATTGCGGCTATATTAGTATTCGACTTGCCAATAAAAAATAAATTGAAGGTTGACAAGCAGGATTGCCGATGGTATACTTGGACTATCACAGGAACGATTGAAACACTTTTGGAGAACAGGAAATGAAGTTGGCAGATAGGACGATTGAAGTTCACAGTGCTGGTGTTAGAAGTGCATCACAGTTTAATATTGCACAGACCAGTAAAATGTTTAAAATTCTTTCGGATTCTCTGTATTCCGATAAGGTGATGGCAGTTATTCGTGAACTGTCCACAAACGCTAATGATAGTCATATTGCATCTGGTAATCCTAATCCTTTTAGGGTTAAGTTGCCTAGTGCTGGTGATCCTAATTTTAGTGTGAGAGATTTTGGTACTGGTCTTAGTCAGACCGATATGGAGAATCTTTATACCACTTATGGTGCAAGCAATAAGAATGATAGTAATGATTTTGTGGGCTGTCTTGGGCTAGGGTCTAAAAGTCCGTTTGCTTATACCAAGAGTTTTACGACAACATCTTATTACAATGGTAAGCAGTATACTTATATTGCTGCTATGGATGATAGTGGTGTGCCAACTCTTAATTTGCTCCATACTATTGATACTGATGAGCCTAATGGTCTGGAAATTAGTTTTGCTGTTAAGCAACACGATTTTCATGAGTTTAGTCAGAAGGCTATTCGTATTTTCCACTACTTTAAGAATAAGCCTATTATTTCTGGTGGAATTGGTACAGATTTCTCCAAGGAATATAGCAATCGTAATATTGTGATTGACGGTGATGGCTGGAGAGTTTGCAGAGTTAATAACAATCTGTTTCCCACCCAATATCATCGTATTGATAGTGGTGTTGTTGCTATCATGGGTAATATTGCTTATCCGGTAGTTACCTCTCATCTTATTGGTGAAGATAAGCAGGAAACTCCAGATCATATTGCCAAGTGGAATCGTGCTTTCAATAAGGCAGATATTGCTTCATGGAAGGCTTTTGTGGGAGAAATCATTGGTCAGGGTCTTTATCTTGAACTTGACTTTGGTATTGGTGATTTGGAGATGGATGTTAGCCGTGAAGGATTGCAGTATACCAAAGCAGTAGTTAAAACTCTGCGTGATAAGACTCAGGATATTTTCCTCGAAATGAAGGAAATGTTCAGCAAGAAGATTGCTGCTGCTAAAACTAAGGTAGAAGCAATTGCTACATATTATACAATGAATGATCTTGCTGGTGGTTGGGGAGTGGGTGCAACATGGACAGACTCTAATAATAAGACCCACAATATCAACAGTGGTGAGGACTTGGAATATAAGATCAAGGCCGGAAAGAGTCTGTACGTTTTTAACTACAGAAGCACTGGCTATCGTTCTCGTCGTTTAGTTTATCAGACAGATAAGATTCATCACGAAACTCTGACTGGTAAAGGCTATCAGTATTGGAATAGTCAGAAGAAGAATGGCAAGATGGCTTTCTTCCAGTGTGATATTAAGACAGAAGAAACAGCAAAGAAGATTGTTACTCGTTATTGTAACCAGAACGATTGCTTTGCTTATCTGATGATTGATACTAAGGACTACACCAAGAGTGATGAGGGTTTTGATGATCTGATTAATGATGTTGGATCAGAAAATATCCTCATGGTTTCTGACTATAAGGATTTGATCAAGAACAATAATCCACGCAAGAATACTAATAGAAGTAGTCAGGGTAGTGTTAGTAGTCAGGATGCTTTCCTAATCATTGGAAATCATAAGGATACTACTGCTCTTAGTATTGGCTATAATGATGCCTCACACATGAGAGAGATGAGTGAATCTCGTCTTGATGATATGCTTGAGGAAGATTCTATTGTTTATGTGCCAATCCTTAGATATAAGACCGTGCAAAATCAAGATATTCCAGAAGTGAGCGAAATCTTTAAGAATTTTACTACTGATAATGCAAAGCAACTTATCGGTAACACAAATATCTATGCAATTAAGCATAACTTTGTGGAAAAATTAACCAAGGAAGGCTATAATCTTGTACCATTTAATGATTTCATGGTGGATCGTCTAAAGAGTATTAAGATCAAGAAGTTTGATACTGTATCACAATTTAATGGTCTTGTTGAATATTGTCGGAAAGAATATGGTAAAGACGATCAGCCTAATCAATATAAATATTTTCATCATGGTTATGTTGATCGTCAGATTCTTTTCCATATTCTAAATATCTTTGGTCTTGATTATGGTAGTCAAATTAATAATGCTACGCTGGTTAAGGCTATCGACCACTGCATGATTATGGAGTTCTTTAGTGATACTGTTCATAGATCAACTTTTGATATTGAACGATTTAAGGCTAACGATTATTTTGGTCATATGAGTAAACTGCTAAATGATCTTGGCATCAATGGTGTTAATAGTCAGTTGGTCAGAGAGACTAATGTACTATATAATAGTCTGGTTCAAATGTTGACCAATTTGTACGGTGTTGATAATAAATATACAAAATATATTAAAACATCAACTAGCAATAGTATTAGTCTGCCTTCAATTGACAATCTTAGAAAAACTCTTAAAGAAGCAGTTGACAGCAACCCGATGTTGAAGTATATTGTTGGTAGCACCCAAGTAACAGGCAATCTGAGAGAACTAAAGAAGGATACTAATCCTCTTTTGCAGATTGATGATCGTCGTGGTTATTATGGTGGCAAAAGTGGCGATTGGTATAATCAGTTGAATGATGTGGAGTCATTCAAGAAGCAATTGAGTAGTTTGATTAAGTAATTTAATTTTTCACAGGAGATTAAACAATGAGCGTTCCGTTTATGTGGGTTGATGGTAATCTGACACTGGTTCTTAATAATAGAACCTATCAGGTTTTGCCGGATCATATTAATTATAAGATGATTCTGGAAGCGTTGCCAACAGCAACAGCAGATGAACTGTTGGAGATTGTGGATATTGAAAAGGCTGTCTCTACTTTCAGTGATGGTCTTGTGGAGATCAAGAATGGTAAGGTTTTGTATGAGAGCGAGGAAGTTCATGGTAGTATCAGCAAGCGTATTCTTGAGTTTATGAGCAAGGGTCTACCGTTCTATCCTCTTGTTAACTTTCTTCATAATCTTATGGAGAATCCTAGTATGCAGAGTCAAAAGGAACTTTATGATTTCCTTGAGCATGAGCATCTGCCTATCACTGAGGATGGTTACTTCCTTGCTTATAAGGCAGTCAGGAGTGACTACAAGGATAAGTATCGTGGAGTATTTGACAATAGCGTTGGTAATGTTTGTAAGATGACCAGGGCAAAGGTTGATGATAATCGTAGTCGTGGTTGTTCTGATGGACTTCACGCTGGTGCATTAAATTATGTTGCTAGTTATGGTAGTCTTGAGGCTGGCGATAAGATTATTATAGTTAAGATTAATCCCAAGGATGTTGTGAGTGTACCAACTGATTGTAATTGTGAGAAACTTCGCACATGCGAATATCTTGTAGTTGGTGAATATCAAGGCGAACTTCTAAAGCCTCTTTATTCTGCCAATTTTGCTGAGGATGATTATACGGATGAGGATGAGGATTATTCCAACGATTATGATTGGAACTGGAATGATGATGAGGAAGATGTAGACGCTGCTTACTATGAAGATGATGAGGACGAGGATACTGACGGTTACGGTTTCTATAGTTGATCTTTAAGTATGGTAGTCTGGTGACTAAGATCATAGCCTCTGGTATCTTTAGATTCATACGCTATGTGAGGGGGTTCGATTCCCTCGCCATCTTTTATTATGAATAAATTTCCAAACGATTCCGATGAGCCAGAAGATATTGAAGGAGAGCATATTAAAAAGCACTACTTCAAGATTGATGTGGGCAATCTAAATAACTTTTGGGGATTTAGCGAATGGATCAAAGATGTAATTAGTCAAATAGACAATCTTCCTGTTAGTGTTTCGTTTCCTGTGAATGATTTGATCCCCAATACAGCGGGTGGCTTAAACCCTCCCCTGTATTTGGGGAACAATCATTTTAATGAGGGCGTATGGAAGATGAAATATTTTGTTTATAATCCAATTCAAATGAGTTATATCAAACATTTAGAGAATCATGCTATTCATTTTATTAGTCAGCCATCTTACTATAGAGGATTATATGATATTCTTAATTAGGTATTACGATGAATGAAAAAAGTTGGTATCAAATAAAAGATCTGGTTGGATTTATCAATCATGCTAGAGAACTTGTATTCAAGTCTTTTGGAGAAATTAATGAAACAGCAGATGATGATCTAACTCATACTTTGTCTGAATTAGCACCAAAAGATAAAGACGAATTGGATAGAATCTTAACTTATGATGAGTGTGTGGTGATTGCAAAAAATCATATTAGGATTAAAGTTAGTAAAAAAACCAAACAGGAAAGTTATTTTGTTAATGATATGATTCTTAGTGAAATTTTAGAATCGTTCAATAGCAGAATGGTTAGCAACATACTTGCTAAATTAGTTAATGATGGCTTGATAGATAGTGCTTTTGATAGTGAAAAAAACGATTTTATATTTTGGGTAGTAGATCAAGATAACAATAAATAATTGGAGAACCTATGTCAATTCGTCCATCTAAATTTGATGATATTATTGGTCAGTCGGCGGTTGTTGATAGACTTCGTATTCTGGTGCATGGCTGTCTTAACAATGGTGGTGTGCTACCCCATGTTTTAATTGATGGGCCTCCTGGCCTTGGTAAAACGACCATAGCGAGTGCTATAGCAACAGAACTGACCGTGAATCTCTACACTGTGAACGCAGCATCTATTCGCAGTATTAAAAATATTCTTCCATATATTATGGGTCTTGCTCCAAGATCAGTATTATTTATTGATGAGATTCATCGCTTGCCAAAGATTGTAGAAGAATTCTTATATCCAGTAATGGAAGATTTTAAGATTACAATCACTGTTGAAAATACCGTAGAGACTATTGATATTCCAGCATTTACATTAGTTGGTGCTACGACAAGTGGTGGTTGTTTAAGTCAACCATTTTATGATCGTTTTCAAATGAAAGAACATTTGTCTTTTTATACCGTGGATGAGTTAGCAAAACTAGCAGGAT